TTAAGCCGTGTTCTTATTGGGAGCGCCGCCCGCAACGATAAAACCGGCATCGCGAATCGCCGCCTTAACCTGCCTGGCGTCCATCACGGCCGTTTTCACATAGCCAAAAAAGGCCACCCGTGCGCTGGGCAAACGGATTGGCGTCGCCAGTTGGGCCATCAGCTCACGATTGCGCTGCGCCATCAGCTCGGCGCGCGCATGCCAAAACGCGGTGGCATCGGCGCGTGTTTCAGTGGCGGTGTCGAACCGAGAGGCCAACTCGCTGAGCGCCTCCCACTCCGCCAACAGGGCGGCGATCACTTCAGGATTAGCCACCTGCTCCCAGTCAGAGGGTAAGGCCCCCTCACGCCACGCCTCGAGATAGCCGGGCAACATCATCTTTAATTGACTCAGTTGCTCGTTCACTGCGGATTACCTTTTATAGCGCCTGATGCCGGGATATTTCCCATAATGACACTCTCGTTAAACCGTTGATGGGAGCAATGGCCGAAGCTTATCAGCGCCATAGATGACGTAATGACTTTTGGTGCGGCCAAATTAGCGATAGGTGCGGTTGGGGAGTGAGACGGGAGCTCGGGCTGATGGCTGTGACGCGAAAAGAGAAACGGGGATTGTTGCTGGCGTCTTAGGTAAAATTTACTTATAAATCAATCACACAAAAAAAGACCGAATACGATTCCTTTATGCGCAAAATAATGAAAATAGCAATAAAAAACAAATGGTTAATACATAAAATCCTTTCGCAGTCCCTTGCTATACCTTGCATTTCCTTTCTTTAATTTCAGTCGTTTACCAAAGTTCTCGGATCGGTTCGGGATAAATTCGGCCGTGATCGCTGAGTTAATGACCGGTCATCAAATAACCGGCAGATCATCCCATTCACAACTCCGCATGTCGTTCACGCAGTACATCACCACGCCGAACACCTCGATCCCCTCTTCCGAATCTTCATTACCGAGCTCAGTTTCCCGGCCCGAGCCGTCCAGAAATTCGAGCGCTCGGTTCGGGTAGAGGCGAAGCCGGCGCAGCACGTGGGCGCCTTCCTCCGCAGCTACGATAATGCTGCCGTGCACCGGCGTCGCCGACGAATCGACAACAAGCAACGCGTCAGCGTGGATACCGACTGCCATCGCCTGGCCGGCGGCGCGGAGCAGATAAGTAGCGCTCGGCTTTGAAATGCAGATCTCGTCAAGGCTCAAGCGGCGCTCAACGTAGTCTGCTGCCGGGCTAGCAAATTTTGGCATCATTCCCATAGTGTTTTACCTCACAACAAATACTGTATGCACATACAGTATAAGCGTAAGAAAAAACCGATGTGAAGAAAGATTCACTGCGGAAATGGTAGATCGCTGATCGATAAAGAAAGATAGCTGGGAGTGATCCCAGCCATCATGATCACCCTTGCAATTCAGCTTTCAGAGCGTTGAATCGCGCATAGAGCGTGGTTTTCGCATCAACCGAGAGTACGCCAGGAATGATAATTTTCGCGGCAATGTCCCCTTGGAAACCATTGCTCAACGGGTTTCCTGCGCCACCGACGATCAATTGGCGCGATGCAGCCGTTGCGAACGGCTTTGCCGGGATCTCTTTCTGCTGTAACAGAGCGCCGTCATGTTCCCAGCGATGATGCGAGCTCGTCGCCTCGATTGCCGCAATATGCCACTGATTATCACGGAACCCCGTAATCACCGTGTTGATCGGGTAGTTGCTTGGGTCACTGACCGCCGTCCCGCCGTGGTTAATCCATACTGCATCGGTCAGGAACGAGTCGTTACCGAACCGGACGCGCAGCCAGTCCGGCACGGTCGTGTAGTTCCCGCAGATATTACCACCTGTGCCGCTATAACCTTCAGTGTTTGGCTGCGGGATACGATACAAAATAAATTGCGAATAAATCCCATCGGCCGGCAGGGATTCGTAATCACCCTGCGCAATCAGCGCGCCAGAGTTTGACGCAGCACGACCAAACCGAAGCGCGAAGCCTTTGCCGGCGGCAATAACCCGCGGAGCCAGAGCGGCCACAGGCGCCCAGTTTGCACGTCCGGTTTTGTCTCGAACGAGAGAAACCTCACTACCGCTGGAAACAACCCCGCTTTTTGCCTCAATCCATACCGACGGATTCAACTGCAAGATGTCGATTTCTTGCTGAGTGATCTCGAGTTTCGGCAGATTAGGGTTATTCGCCGGGCGATCGGCTTTGAAGACAACCATTGCGTTTGCCATTATTAATTTATCTCCCACAGGAAAGCGGCCAGCCACTGATATTCTGTCTCGCCGGTGTAAAGGTTAGTGATGCCGTTGGTTGTCCGAATCAGCCCACGGGCGCCATCTACCGGCCCAGATTGACTATTGGTGCCTGTACGCTTAAGCCCATACCCGATTTGCACCATTCGGGTATTCGTCGGATTGTTCACAGTTAGACGCATTCCCGTCGTTCCGAGCGGGGAAACGTCAGTGATTGTTATCTCGGAACCATCGCGCGCACGAATGTTGAATCCAGCGCCAGGGCCAAGCCCTGCAGAATTCACGATAGCGCCAGACTCGTCTTTGGTGATCGATACCGACGAAGCGAAATACACATCAATAGTGGTTGAGCTTGACCAGTAGACTGAACGCGGCTTTAGAGAGATAAAACCCGTGCCAAAGCATTCAAATGCTACGGCGCGAGCTAAAGCCACGCCGCGCTTATTTTGCCCCAGACTGTTGATGTGAATAACGTCGCCCGGGTGTGGGTATTGATACCCCGGCCCGGTAAACCTGATATTCCCAAGTCCGTCTGCATCAAGCTGCCCTTGCCTGACACGACTGTCCCACTCTCCCCACGGTTGGAAGCTGCACTGCTCAACAAAGATCGGCGTTTCCGGGTGATCGCCACCGAAAATGCGCCTCACTTCGGCGTTATAATTCCTGTCAAGATTCCTCAGGAAACGGGTATAAAGCTCGGGGAACATGCCAGGCGTGCCGTCTGTATCTGTTTCACCGGCTTTCACGTCAAGACCAAGCACTACTGGCTTAAATCCCATACGTTCACAAATTCGCTTAGCGTCGATTAATCCTTGCACGAGGGTAGACCAAGCGAACGTCCCCTGGGTCAGATTTCGGTATGCCTTACCGCCCTCCGCTGCAACATATCGCAGAATATGAATTCTTTTGCCCGTTAGCTTCTCAACTTCGCTGATAATGTGCGCCGCAGAAGATGAGCACGCAGTTTCTTTCCAACCGCCGTTCACTGTATCTTTCAGCGACACAATTTCATCTATTAGCGCTGGGCCGCGGTTAGGGTTTTCTTTTCCTGCGCCACGGTCAGACTTGAACATCCAAGCATTGTCGGGATAGAGCTGAGTAGTTGCGATCAACACGTCATCTGCGTAAGTGCTCCAACCCTGCGCTAATGACTGGCCGAAGGTCGGCAGAATATACATTACCGGCCGCAAATCATCAGAAACTGAAATACGCGTCGCGCCGTAGTTCATCACCAAATCGTTGGCAGCAGTAGCCTGCTTTATTTGCTGTGCTGCTGGCTTTAAATCACCAACGCGTTTTAACCCGTCAGGAGTAGCAAAATAGTACCCCCCGTCTTCAGTCCAAGCCTCTATGATATTTTCATATGGATCGACAATTATTTTCGTGCACACTGCGCCATCAGGGAGCGTGTAGGGTTGCGCTTCGATATATGGACGCGCAGCGATGTCAGAATCAGCCGCGACAACTCGCAGCATACCATTGCTATCAATAAAGGCATGACGCCCGTCATCCAACATCAGCGGCGCAAAATGCCCATCTGCGAACTCGACACCAGCCGCAATATTATCTGCGATCCCTGCTGGCGCGTTAGGAACAGTGCTAACCCGTGTTTTCATTTCGTTTAGCGCCTCAGTTACCGCTGCACCAGCAATAGTCCATCGTCCTGTAGGAACAATTCGGCCATTAACAACAGTATATTCAAGTGCTAATTCCGTTGTTGATTGTGACCGCACATAGAAGAATTCTCGCTTTTCTGTTCCATCATCAACTGCTTTTTGAGCAGCTAACTCATCAGGGTAGGCATTGGGAACGGCCTGAGCGATAGCGGCGTATTCTTTTGCGGATTCGGCTGCGTCAGTGGCTTGTTGCACGTTCTCTTTGACGTCCGCAGCACCTTCAGCTGCTGCAATTTCAGATTGCTTAGCCGATGCAGCAGAGCCAGCAGCTGATATTGCGCTCCCCTGGGCTGCTTCGGCATAGGCATCACCTGCTGATGCGCCGGCGGTTCGGCGCTGGCCAAGGGTAACAGAAACCCCTACCACGTCAGTGACTGGCAAACCATTATTTGACATGATTTTATTCTCTGAATAGTGCGAAGTTAATACCCAGTGGCTTCCCAATATGCTGATAATTCGTTAGCGTTCATCCATACAAAGAACCCTGAATTATTGGCGCCTTGGGCAATAATATTGTCAGCAGAACCACCGCTTTCACTAACTTGTCTTAAGGTTAACTTGATGTTTAATACTTTATTCGGGAAGGATATCGGGAAAGATACGGGGTTTGAATTTGCCGAACGGTTTACTATTCCTCCTTGTGTGATTTTTCCTGAAGAATCGCGCGACCACCAATTATCTCCATCGACATGCAGTTCATCCGGTCGATTATTTGGGCTGTAAACCCGTTGGCCCGACTCGAAAATTGGAACTCCATTAGTTGTGTAAAAATTCCCCGCGGCATCCACGCCAAAACCGCGACCACTATCACTTCGGCTTACAGCGAGTGAACCATCATCATAAGCTGCCACTACGCCGGTTTGATGCCCATCTGCATGACGAAAAACCACCACGCCACCTTGCGTGCCAACGTCACCAAGGGTATTTATAGGCCCGGTGATTGTCCCCCCGGTAATTGGCAGGGCGCCCACATCACCAGAGGATAGCGCAATGTCACCGGAGAGCGGTTTACCGTTAACTTTCTGAGTCTTTAAAACATATCGCCCATCGACTGAGCTATCGGTCAAATATTGATAAATTGCTTTCTCAAAAGACAGCTTCAGTTTATTTAAATCACCATCATCGAGCACATCATCACCAGACTGCTCAGCAATAAAGTTACCTAAAACAGCAGACATTACCGATGCTTGACGCCATGTTTTATTAAGCTGCTCGCTTTTCGCTATACCTGCCGTATACCCAGCTCCGACAGCTGGAAGCGCTTCATATTCTTCTTGGGTTAAAACGTTTGCATATTCACCGATGGCAAACGGTTTAAATTCATTCTTCGCCATTTATCCCTCCGCAACTTCATAATTGACGGTGATCCCCATCGGTTTAATCGAGAGATAACCTTGCCGAATAATTTCTTTAGTGATTGCGGGTATTACTGCACCGCGAGCAGTGATCGTCATGCTCATGTCGAGGTTGTCAGAAAAAGTGATCGAGATACCGCCTTCCGGATAAATAGCCGCCAAAACGGCGGGCAACGTTTCTACTGTGCCGTCCCAATTGTTGGCGCCGATTTTGGCACGCAGCACCGTTCGATAGGTGTCGTCATCCAGATCGATATACTCATCGCCGGAGTCATAACGCCCCTTCCACGTTCCCAGGTCGAAACCCAGATCCGGATCATCGAACGAAAAATAATGGTTCACTGCCGGCGCGCGTATGCGACGCCCGCGCCCCACCCATAGGCCAATTACATCGAGCTGAGCGCCAATGGCACTGTCAAGGTCAAACGCCGGCACGATGCCGCGCGTGCTGTCCTGTTGGCGCACGAACGCCTCAGTAACCGCATTGACGGTGGCGAAGTAGTTGGGGAATTGGCAGTGATAAGCGGGTATTAATGCGGTGTATTTGTTGGTCATCATGCCACCGTGATAATTGCGATATTCTCCGGCGAACAGGTCGCAGACTCGTTAAACAGAATCGGGATATTGGCTTCATTCATCGCGACCGCGTCTTTTCCGATGCTTACCGTCATCAGGTCATAGGTTTTACCGCTGTCAGCGTTGCCCAGCGTGGCGGGAACGTAGAGCCGAGAAAAATAGACCGTATCGCCGATGTAAAGCGTGTTGATGTAGTCAGACACGGCTTTTTTTATGTCTTCGCCGATGTCGCTGGTGTAGCCAGGAAGCACCTTAATTTTGATAGCGGCGTAAATCGGAACTTTAGTCGGCCGGAAAAAATGGATCGGCTTGTCTGTGCCATAGGCATCTTTGACGATCACCGTCGTAGTCCCGAACGTCGGCGCGCCAGGTGATTTTTTTATCGCGATGATCCGGGCGATCTCTTCTGCATCGCCGCCGTCTACCACCATCGAAACCGCATGCGCCGGCACGCCGTTGATGTCGGTTTCCGAAGTGTCGTTGTCGTAGCCCTTATAGCGCGTCACGCCGGTGATATTGGCAATGGCGCCTATCAGCCCCTCCATGACAGTTCGTGACGGTAGCGCGACGCTGAGCGCCTGCCGCTGTCGCAGTTCGGCGTCAGTTTCCACCGGTTTACCGGCGGTGGCCGCTTCAGGGTTCGTGACGGATTGCCAGCCGCGCGTCGGTGTAGCGATTTGCGAAACATCACCGGGCAGCGCAGTGATGGCGCCTGCCTTCTGCGCCGTCGCCGTTACCACCGCCTGGCCGTGAATATCGAGCTCCACCTCTGCCGGTAAATCCCAGAGGTTCCCAGCGCTATCGCGTACTGAGGCATTTCTGATAACTATGCCAACCTGGCCGATCAGCTTCACGTCAACCGTGGAATTTGACGGCGCCTTTCGGCTGATGCCGTTGATTTTGACGTTACTCGCCAACCCCGCGCCGGTGCCGGTCGCCGGGCTAAACGCATTCCAGGTGGCGATCGCCGCATTGTTGCCTCCGTGCATCGCGTAGGCGATCAGCGACAACAGCACGCCGTCTTTGCTGTCTGGCTCGATGTAGATGTCATCGCCATAGATGCCGCGAAAAATCGTCTGCCACCCGGTGAGGATGGTCTGGAATTCAGGCGCGCTCATCCCTGCCGCCGTTATTTTTGGCAGCATCGAATCGATAATGTCTTCATACATAGGTGGTTACCGAGGTTTGGCCGAAGGCGGTGTTTAGCGTGGCGGTGATCAGGAGGTCGCGCGTATCAACATCGCGCTGGCTCTGGTACTCGACAATCTCGGTCACGTTCGGCGTGCCGAGGATGCGCTCGCGGATCACGATGTCATAGAGGCCCGACGTGTATTTGCCGAGTATCTGCGTCCAGTCGGTGCCGGCGGTGGTATCGAGGAACCACTCACCCTTTCGCAGCTGCAGGCGGCTGATCACCGCCATGCCCACGGCCTCAGGCGTGTTAATGAAGAAATCCCCCTCGCCGCGCCCGAAGCTGTAATCGCCATTCTTGTCTTCTTTCCGATATCTCACTGCGGGCCTCCCGTCTGGCCGCCGCCAGTTTCTACACCACCGTGCTTGTGCGTCTGCAGGCTGATGCCGCCGGCCTTAACGTCGTTCGTCACGTTCACCGGCCCCAGCATCGTCGCCGTGCCGCCGCCGTCCCCCATGCCCTGCGACAGGTTGCCGTTGATGGTCACGTTGCCGTTGAGCACAATTTCGGGGGAGTTGATCTCCGTACCGCCCTGCGCGCTGGCGGTCAGCTTGCCCGGCGTAGTGACGTTAACGGCATGGCTGCCTGGGTCGAGTTCGATAAATGCGGCGCCGTCGTCGGTGCGCAGCTGCGCGGCGCTTGTGCTGATACCGCTGATATTCTGGGCCTGCGACTGCGGGCCGACAATAGCGAAGGCGTCAGACAGGTGGTGCATGCGTTCGGCGGCCGACTCCTGCACGCCACCGCTTTGCCACCAGAAATCGATGCTACGGTCGGCAAACACAAGAAGGCACTCATCACCCGACTTGACCGGAAACGTGAGCGTAACGCCCCCGCCGCGTGGGAAAATGACCGGCACATCTACCAGCAGCGGCAGGCTGGCAGAATTTCCGCCGCCGGCGCTTTCCGGCTCGTAACCTTTCACAGCCGGCAGGACAATGCAGGTAACCGTATCCGCGTCAAAAGATTGAATGATGCCGGGGATCGACACGCGCATTCCTGCGTTGATGGCGTCGATCAGCGCCTGGTCGGCCTGCTGCTTATCGTCGATTTGAGATGTAAGGGATACGGGCATGAATTTTTCCCATAAAAAAACCCGCCGAAGCGGGTTATCTATAACTATGAGCAAAATTATGAGGCTTTGGCAGCTTTTAAATTGGACCATTCTTGAAAATAAAGATTAGCTGACTCTATAGCAGCACTTGCCATATCCTCACTCACTGTCACATGCGAAACTTCATAATCCGCCTCATGACGTGCTTTGCGTTGTTGATCTAAATTATACCCTAACACTTTCATTTTATTGGGATCGTAGGGTTCAAGCTTATTTTCAGCCTTTGTTTTTAAATAACCAATCAGGTTCGAATGATGGTTCGAACTATAACGAGGTACTGACTGTAATGTATGTAGTGTTTCGTGATACATCGCGTAATAAGCTCTTGATATAGCATTTCTATATCCGGCCTCATTGCCACACTTTTTACACTCATCTGCTGAAACAAGAAAATCATTACTCTTGATAGGCATAGATATCTTCTCGACTAATTCCCCTGTCAGGAGAAAATCGTGCTATCAGAGAACAATCATCTAATAGCTCTTCCATACATATTAGCTCAGCCAACTTATAATTCATTTCAGCTATTTCACGTGGGGATTTGTCTTTAATATCCACGACATAACATCCCTCACCATTGTGGCTGACTTCTGTTAATACAGTTTGTGCATTATGCTTAGACAATACTTGATGAATAACTTTATTCAACAACTTGAACTGCTCGCGTGTGCAGTTTGTGCTCGAATACGCGTCAGCAATCTCTTGCTTGATTCTGTCTTTGTATTCCATAGCAAAACTCCTGCCTTCATCTTCTGATAGCAAGGAAATATGCTTATTCATATAATGCTCGAAAAGCTCGGCATCACCTTGCGTGTACGCTTCACCTGCAGCACTTATGGTCAATCCTTTTGTACCAAACTTGTCTGCAAAAGGGAAAATGACCTCTTGATACCTTTGGTGGAAACCGCTCACGTGCAAAACATAACAAAAATTAAGTGCTATCGACTGCTCATTGAACTGCGTAGCCCATTCAAAAAGATCAATGGCCTTTTCAATTTTACCAGCAGCTGCATGCGCAAAACCTAACGCAGAAATTCCGTTTACCGTTTCATCGCACTCCAACTCACGCACAATGCGTCGATATGACAATTCGTCAAGAGTTTCCCCAAGGCGCAACATCTCTCCAAGCTCTTGGATGAGCTGAGAAGACTTGAGTTGTGGGGTTGGTGAGGCCATGTTACGTCCTAATCGTTAGCAAGAAAATAATTATCTAATAACTAAAGTGACATACGCGTCACTATGCAACGAAGTGTATTACTACAGGTGATAAAATGCCATCAGTTAGATGTGAAAATCGTGCTGTCAGACACCACAACGCTATCATTTTCGGATTGAACCTACCCCATATGAGCTGCTTTGTTGAAGCAATACTATCACTCGGACAAACAGATCACTTCACCTTGACGCAGTCATAAGTCGCATACTGACGCGGCGCGTCCATGCTGGCCTGGAGCAGCTGAACGTTAAGAAAACGCTTTTTGCCTCCACGCTTCACGTACTCCATACCTAACCATTTTCCCGGCTGGTTCGTTGCGACACGCCATTCGTACTTGACGTTGTCATAGTCTTCTTTTTGCCCAAGGAAGGTGAATTTCTGCGTTTCCGGTCTGACACCGTTAATGTGCATGAATCCATCATTGCTGGCCGTTAGGGTGTAATCACCACAGCGTACATCAGCAAAACCGGATGACGCATATGCATATAAGGAACCGAAGACTAACAGCATCAGGTACTTTTTCATCGGTTTTTTCTACTGTCCTTTTAGCAAAGTAGAGCTCGATTGCAAATCTGCCGAGCCGCGCGCGAAGCACATCAGATCCATGTACCACGCCTGACCCCGTGTGTCGCCAGTATAGTCGATCGCTTTCACGATATACACGCCGTCCGTCGCAATGCTGGCGGGCTGCTGCAGGGAACCGGCGACAACTCGATTTCCGTTCTGGTCAGTTTCGCTGATGCGGCCGCCGGATTGGGCAATCTCACTGTCGGATAGCGCTGCGCGGTAAACTGATGCCTGGTCGAGCTGGATCAGGCCATTAATGCGAATATTCGGGTTGATGAGGCAACGCACGTTAACGCCGGCGCCCATCGTCTGCTGAGGCATGCCGATCAGCCCTGTTTCGCTGTTCAGCACGATAGCCTCGTGAATGTATTTGTTCTCGTTGACCATCTGCAGCTTGCCGTCAATCAGCTGCCAGGTGGCCTTACACATGCCGGCAACGGAGTCCATGACATCGCGCGCGGATTGGAACAGCGCCAGCCCGCGAGGAAAAACCGTATCGGGAAAAGTTCCGGTGATCCCCTGGGTTATGCCGTAGGCGTTGAAGCTTTTCAGGGCGGCATTGTACACGTCGGCCACGGTATAGCCGGCGGCGAGCGTGGTGTTAACCGTCGCATAGAGAAACGCCTCATGATCGCCCACGGCCTGAATCAGCACCCATGAATCGGTTGGGTTGTCTTTGCCTGTGATCGTGAAGCGCAGATCTCCCTCAAAAATCAGACCAAAGTTCTGGCCGTCCCGCTGGCCTGATTTCGCCGGGTCCACCGGCCGCGCTACGCCGACCTGACTGGCGTCTGCATCTGGGGCGATCCCGTCATAGCCGGCAATCATGCGGATTTTGGAAAACTCGCTGCCCAGAATCCGGTTTTGGGTATCCAGCGACAGGTTGTAAATTTTAACGTTGGCGACGCGCGGCCACCGCGTATCGGCCCACTCAATGCGGAAAGTGACTTTAAAATCTGACAAGCTGATGCCGTTGCCCTGCTGGTCAAGCAGCTGCAGCTCAAAATGCCGCATCCAGTTCTGACTCATGCCTTACCTCTGCACAAAATAAAGATGACTGCCGATCCCGAGATTGGTTTTCGTCGGTAGCTCTGGTTCGTTGTTGTCGACCATGACGATCAGCGCACCGGTAAACCCCAGGTGCGCATGCTGCGCCAGCAGGTTGGCGCCAGGCACCAGCGGCACACTATTCACCAGTGCGCCGCCGGCGCTGTCCATGAGGTCGAGCAACCAGCCGGCCTCATCGCGCCAGGTCAGCCGCATATTCATCTGCTGGCCGCCCAGCGAGATCCCGAATTGCTGATTGTCCGGCGTCAGCGGAATTTCCTGAATGTTCACCCGAAACCTCCCAGCACTCCCAGCGCGCCGCGCTGCGCCTGGGAGAGCAAACTTTCGTTGACCGGCTTGGCCGATTTCGTGCCGGAGTTCTGCACCGCCGACGTGCTGACGCCGTCGGCCATGTTGGCTTTGTCCGCAACCGAAACGCTCTGCGTGTGGGAAATGATGACGTTGCGCAGCGTCAGTACACACATCAGCACGTTTTCGCTGGTGCGATCGGTCGTGACATCCAGCGAGCGGATCAGCATGTTCTGGTACTGTCGCTTGCCGGTGGTTACGTCGAACGGCAAGCGGCTTTCCTGCAGCGCGAGCAACTGCTTATAAACTTCCCGCGGGCCGCTGCTGAGCGTCCTCCCGCTGTTGATGTCGATAAACTGGGTTGTGTCGACGCCATCCAGCAGCGAGCCACCGCCGGCGAATCCCAGCTCCATCGTCACCTCTGGCGGACGTTTGTAGGCGTGGTCGCTGACAGGCGCGCCATCCTCGATCGGATGTTCGGTGATCTCCAGCGTGTCGCTGTGTTTTTCCGAAATAGCCACGCTCGGGATGATGCCGCCGATCTTCCGGGTCTGCTGAGAAAACAGGACGGAGAGAATATCCATTATTGCGGCCTCGCATAGAGTTGCTGGGTCAGGCGGGAGTTCACGCCAGTTTGACGATCGGCGACTTCCATCCCTGCGCGCGCGGGATCGTTAACGCCGTGGATGTTGATCACCGTCTGCTGATTCAGGCTGTTACCGCCGGCGCCTGGCATGTTGCTGAGCACTCTCGGTATGTAGTTGCGTGTCTCCGCCGGCATCAGCCCCATGCCGTGCTTCTGAACGTTGCCGATCCCCCAGTTATAGGACGCCAGCGTTTTTTCCAGATCGCCACCATTCATGCGCAGCAGCATACCCAGATAGCGAGCAGCGGCCGCCGCTGATTTGGAGGGATCGAAGACGTCATCGCCACGCAGCCCCATATCCCGGGCAGTGCCTGGCATGAACTGGAACAAGCCTTTCGCGCCGGCACCGGAAACAGCAAACTGATTGCCGCCAGATTCGGTTAGCGCAACGCTGCGCAGCAGGCCCGCCGGCAGGTTGTACATTGCCTCGAGCTGCGTCAGTTTGGGCTGCAACCAGCCCAACAGCGCCGCCCCGGCTTTTGTCGCCTGCGGCCGGCGCACCGACTGGCCATATTGCGTAGATTCACCGCGACGCCACGGCAGCAGTTTGCGCCCCCATTCGTCGACCGTGTCACTGCCCGGGAGCTGGTTCAGGAAATTGGCGACGGGGTTGTTGGTCAGCCAGGAGTATTTCCCCTCGAGCGGTTTAACGACAGCCTCTTCGACCGCAAGCAAGCCGCCGATCACGCCGACTTTGCCCAGGCCGCCCATCGCTTTTGACAGGCCACCGACGCTTTTAGTCACGGAGCCGATCGCACTGACCATTTTCGCCGCCCAGCTCACAGCCATGAAACCCGCCAAAATTTCCAGCGCGGTTTTCCACCCGCCGACCGCATCTTTCAGTTCGAGCAGCTTGTCACGCAGCCAGATCATCGCGTTCTTGGCCTGGGTGATAGCCGGCTCCCACTTCGCCCAATCGATGAGACTTTTGCCGCCTTCTTTCCAGGTACGGTAATCGTCCCACAGCAGGCCGATACCCACGATAAGCGCAGTGATCATCCCAATCGGCGACATCAGGAAAGCGCTATTCAACAGCCGCCAGGCAACCAGCAGCGCGCCGAAAATCCCGATCAGTTTGCGCGATTCGGTATCGAGGCTTTTCCACCAGTTGATCACCTGATCGATAGCCTGATAGCCACGGTAAAGCATCCGCCCGAAAACCTCGGCTAACCAGAGAACGCCTCGAACGGTTTTGGTGATGAATCCCTCTATCTTCGGGAAATTATCCATGATGCGCCGGCGCAGCGTATCCAGTGAGCCACTCAGGCCGCCGGCCAGATCTGAGCCGATTTTGTCTTTTGCCATGCCAAGCAGCGCGGTCAGGCTGCGCATGGAGGTCATGAATTTATTGGACTGCTGCGCCGCGCGGTCGGCGTTCAGGCCGGTGGCTTTCAGCATGCTCTGGTAATCGGCAGTGAAACCGTTAATGCCGCGACGCATGGCGAGGAGCGTGTTTTCGTCGATCCCCAGCATCTGCGCATACTGATTCGCTCGGTAATACGGCATGCTGCGCAGCTTATCGCCGACACCGGTAAAAATGGCGGCGGCATCGCGCATCTGACCGTTCGCACCGCGCGTCTGCACGCCCAGGCGGTTCAGGAAACCTTCGGCGCCCGGGTTGTTACGGATGAATCTCGCGAGGCTCTCCAGCGAACCCTGCGCAGCGGCCGCGTCCGCGCCCATCTGCGAGGCGGCATATCCCAACGCGCGGATGCCCGCCACTGAGGCGCCGGTACGCTGCGATGCAAAATAGACTTTATCCAGGCCATTGGCGATCTGCGTGGTAAAGCCGACGATTGTCAGCGCGGCTCCTTCTACTGCCGCCCCCATTTTGAGCACGTTCGCCGTGACGCCGGCGACAACAGCAGAGAATTTTCGCTCGCCGGTGGAGTCGATTTCGAAGCCCAGAGAAATCAAAAAATCCTTGATGGTTTCAGCGTTCATTGATCCTCTCTCCACCTGGCGATCCGGGCTTCGTTATCCGCTTTCATGTCCAGGTAATCATTCATCAGCGCGACGTCGAACAAATCGAGGCGCCCATCCTTGAGCGCTTCAAAGCTGCACATGCCGGCATCCACCGGGCGTAACAGGTAATCCTCGCCGCCCGGCAGGACGTCCAGCGTCAGGCCGGCGGCTGGTCTTTCGTCTCGCTGTCGGGGAGTTCGGGCAAAAAATTTCCCAACGAGTCCCCGACCACGCGCGCGACGATCTGCAGCATGTCCATCATGTCGATGTCATCGAACATCAGTTGACCGCTGGTAAAGATCGACGTGTAGACGGTGCCATTCTGGCGTGACACCACCGTCAGGCAGGGATGAATAATCGCGTTGCTGTCATCGTCGCTGATGTCCGCCAGCGTTTGGGCGATCACCGGTAGCGCCACTTTGAGCGCATCCTCAATCGAAATCTGCCCGGTTTTCAGCTGGCGCAACACCTTGATTTCCCCCAGTAGGCCGGACAGCAGCGGCAGCAGCTTTCGGGAAACTTTCAACTGCTCGAAAACATTCAGCTTGGCCGCGCGGTATTTTTGGCCCTTAATTTCAAATTCCATGCATTACCCCTTAAAACGTGCCGAGCAGTTGGTCGATCTTGATGCAGTCGAACACCCAGGCGACGGTGTTACCGTCTTTGGCGTTCTGCCAATCCGGCAATTTCTTGAACGCGACGCCGCGCGCCGTGGTCACGTCGTTGCTGGATTTGTTGCGGATCACGATGACATTGTTGCCCCAGGTCGCAGATGACAGCGACTGCGCGTTATACATCACCGACAGCTTGGCGTTCGTCGGGCTGGTTTTGAGTAGGTTGACGGTGATCGTCCCCGATTTGTCGGCGTGCAGGCTGTGCATCCCCTCACCATCGGCGCCGGTCACCATCGTGTTTTTGTCGCCGCCCATTGCAACGACGATCCCTTCGTCAGACGTCGCCGCACCGTTGCCGAGGTCAATCGAACCGCCGATGCCGGTGATATTGGCGGACACATCCAAAAAGCTATAAGTAGGCATTCCCCGGCTCCTTAGCGGTTAACGTTGATGATGACGTCGCCGAAGTGCACGGCGCCGGCCAGTTTGATTGCCACCTGCATCACCGGGGCTTTGCGGGCGTCGCGCTCCGCTTGCGCCTGCTGTGCAATCGGCGGGGAGTAGACGTAATACCCCTTTGTCAGCGTGTCGCCGGTATTCAGCGCGCCGAAACCGTCGCCACCCCACACGCCAGGCGCGATCAGACCGTTTTCAGCGCCCTGCGCCAGCGATGCTTCGACGTTGGTCAGCAGATCGGTAATACCCTCATCGGTCTGAGGAACCTTTGTCGAGCTGGTATAGAGGCGGTTGTAGTAGTTGGTCTGAACGTAGTTCTGTAGCCAGTCCAGGCCGTGGCGCTCGTCGAAGAAATCAGCGTTACACATCACGCCTTCTTGCAGGATTGCCGTGCCGTTGTCGTAATTGACGAACACGTTGCAGTTTTTCTGCTGCAAGGTCAGCGCCTGGGTTTGTGTCAGCGTTTCCGCGACGATCCCCGGCTCTTGCTTAAATTTGATGGTGATCGTGGTGCGCCAGCCGGCGAAATTAACCGTAAAGGCACGGCCCAGAATCGACACCGCGGCGTAGGGGCTCTGGCTGGAATACTGCACGCAGGTTGTGCCAAAAGCGGCGGCTTTCAGGCGGCTGGCAATGTCCGTGTTGTTGTCCGCATCGAGCACTGCGGTATTTTGCGTGGTGTGGGCGTAGATTCTGGAAACGTCATCGGATTGGATCAGGCCAGCGACCGCGAGCACTTCATCGTCAGAAATCGTCTCGGCGATATACAGGCCATACCATTTCGACGACAGGTCGATAAACTTCGCGACGCATTCAGCGATAGTTTCCGCCGGCTGGCGGGCGATAGTTTTCGCACCGGTGCCTTCAAGAATGCCCATCAGCGCGGAAATATCGGTTCCCGTGGCGTTTGGCGTAGCAAAGCCAACGGCGGACGTCTCACCGGTGGTTTTCGACGTCACAACAAAGCGCGCGTTATTCGCATCCCAGACGACGGTCGCCGTGGTCAGCTTTTCCGCCACGCGGGCGGCGACGCCGTTCAGGTTGGTTTCTGCCGACAGGTCAACGCCGGATACCGTTTTTACCGTTCCATCGACGCTGATTTTCATCGCGCCATCGGTCACGGTTGTGAAATTGGTCATCGCCTGCTGCGCAGTATTCAGGATTGCCCCGCGCAACGCGGCGGCAGTGTCCACTTTTACCCAGCGGCCAACGTACAGATCAATCGGCTGCGGGCGCTGCCAGTAGTAAACCTGAGCGGCTAACGCCTCAGGCGCCTGGATGCCGAAGTCAGATTGCACGCCGGTAATGCCGGAATAAGCGCGCATCCGCTCGCTGGCGTCAATCACCGGTGATGCCCCGATAATCAGCAACGAACCAAAGTTTCGAGCCTGCGCCGCGCGCAAGGCCATATTAATCGCAACGCCGACGACGTTACGAACAGGTAACCCCTGCTGAGCCATAATTATTCTCCGAAGAATTTTACCGTTGCCTCTGCGATCGGCTTGATGCCGTACTCGCGGACAACCTTGCGGCGCAGGCGGACGGTAATGTCATACCGGCGCACCCACTGATTGTTGATGAGTTCAGGGAAAGGAATGATGTCGCCGATGCTGCCGAGCGACAGACCGACGGCGATCAGCTGATCGTTGTTTTGTGACAGGGTCAAACCATCACGAAAAATTGACGCTATGCGCTGGCTATGCGGCCCATAGAACGACGCCAGGCACTCGGTCACCTCGTGGCGCCACAATTCCGCGCCGTCGTCGCTCTGCCGCGTAAACGCTGGATTATCATCACCGATAAAGCCGGAGATCCCCACGGCGCACCAGTCCACATCTGGCGGCATCAAAGGTGGCTGCGTGGGTGTCCAGCGTGGTCGCACGTTTCCCGGCGGCAGCCCGGTTATACCGAGCACCCAACGATTTAGCGCACGTTCGAGCGCCTCATCGTAATCAGGGCCGGGTGAAATTGGCGTCAGGTAACCGGCCTGCGTGCTGGTGTTATTGCTCAACGGGGAGCCCTCCATCGAACGGCAACAGTTCACAATGCGCCTGAACGAATCCCGCGCCGTAGGCTGTGTAAGGGTCGACGAAGGTCACACGGTAATCACGGTTCTGATAGGTCACGATGTCCGCGTCACGCGCCGTCTGCCCGGCGGTGAGCCGCTCAGTGGTCACAATCAGGATTGCACCGGTGACCACCTGGCCCGCTATCATGCGCCGCGCTTCGAGAGACCGATCGACGGTAACCACTCCGGCAAACGGCATTTTTATCGGGGCGTTGGTGGCGAAGCCGTCATCGTCAACGGTCTGCTGGTTGCGGGTGACAATCAGGGAGGTGTCGCAAAACTCGGGATCGAAAAGCACGTCTGTAACGTCAAGAGTTGGCATTTTTATCCCTCACGAGGTAGGTCATCGCGCGCCGGTATTGCCCCTCATCGATCAGGGGGCGAGCGTTGGCGTTGTCCGGCGCGTTGCCGGCGGCCCGGCTCTGCAATTCTTTAGCCGCACCTTTGCGCCCGCGGCGCGCCCGGGCTTTTAGCGTTGCTGGCGACAGCGGCGTAAAATCGGCGCTGGTCATGTAGCTTTTAACCGCCTGGCTGGCGATCGTGCCGGCCGACTCCAGCGCCGCAGTAGCAGCGCCGGCGCGACCATCAAACACCGCTTGCGCCGCGGCCTTCATTTTCGCGGTGGTCTCGGCATGCACCGATTTCACTCCGGGCTGAAGGTGCGGGCGCGCCGGGATGTTCTGCGCCGGCGATCCGTACTCGTTGATGTAGCCGATCTGTGCGTTTCCTATCCCGGGCTTTTCGCCATCCTCCGGCTGTCGTTCTGATCCCGATTCAGGGATCCCGACCAAGACGTCGCGGCGCGCGATTTCATTCAACGCAGAAAAAACGGCCTGCGACCGATCAGCCCGCACCTTCAATCCGCTTTTCATAGCTGCCGCCCTCCCATGCCGAACATCTGGATCAACTGCCAGAATTCGGCGCCATAGCGGGTGTTGTTCCAGAAGCCCGCGTCCGGGTTCATCGTGGCGCTGCTGTCATAGCTCACGCTGACTTTGTCGACCGATTTCGACGACACAACGCCGCTATTCGCCCCGCCGCCGCCACCGATCGCTGCCGCCCGGTTATCCGCCGCCTGGAGCGCCATGTAGTGCGCGACAAAAAGCTCGGCCAGGTATGGGAATACCTCGCCGAAGTTGTTTTCATCGAGCAGTTGGTCAGCCAGATTTAAGCGGAATTGAATTTGAGCGTTGGGAAAGGTGACGGCGTTGCCGAACTGCGGGAAATCTTCGCGGAATTTATCGACGGTCGGCAGATGGTTATTTTTTGCCACCTTTCGCGCCCTCAGTCAGCGCCGCCGCCAGTTGCTTCTGCAGGTCGGCGATCGTGTCATCGCATTTGCCGATTGTGGCGACGTGCTCGGCGATGATCTGATCGCGTTCGTCACGTTCCGTCGTCAGATCGGCTACTTTGCTCTTTTCCTCCGCCAGCTGCTTCTGCAGGTCGGCGATCTGCGCCAGCGCCTCCGCTGGCGCGCCGGCATTGTCACTTTTGCCGCCGTCGATAACTTCCGCATGCTCCAGGGTGAACCAGTTCTCGGCTACCTCTGGCGCCACCGAATGCAGGCCAGCGGAGAATTTTTCCACCTCATAATTCGGGTGCGTGAAAGTGAACGGCGTATGCACGCGGATTTTTACCATTGATTGCTTCATGTGCTTTTCCTATAAGCCCCTTGCGGGGCTGTATTTAGATACCGTCGACGTATGCCAGGGTTTCGCGATATGGGGACTCCACCGCGCCCAGACGGCCGTAGTAGGTGGTCAGCTGGTACAACCCGCGATACTGGATCGGGACGTTCTGCAGCGGAACCATTGGGAAACGCACGAACTTTTTGCTGTTGGTGTAGGCCACCATGCGATCCTTGCCGCCCGCACCGGCGCCTTTCAGCCATTTCACCGCACGAATATTCAGCGGGACGCCGTTCTGGTGGTAGGCGATGGTGTTGGTCTGCAGGTAGGTCAGCAGCGACTGGTTGCCGGCGGACGAAACGATGATGCTCGACAGCAGCGCGAATTGCTCAGGCGGCAGCAACAGATCACGCGGAACGATCGTATAGCCGGAGTTGGCCCAGGCGGCCGACAGTGCGGAGTTGATCGATTGACGAATTTCGTCAGCAGTTGAGGCCGTCCAGACTTTCGGGGCGTTAGTGGTTAACACGCCGTTGTAGTTCACCAAGCCTTTTACGCCAATCAGCGAATCACCGCGGTAAACCTGCTCGTCGGTGTCCATGTTCCACTTCAGCTGCATGCCTTCGAATTTCTGGGCATCAACCGGGCGGCCGACCTGCTGAGCGGCAGCCAGTTCGACAACCGTCCAACCAAGCTCCATGCCCCAGAGGGTCAGCGGGAAACCGGTTTTGTTGATGTCGAGATTAACGGTCGCGATCTCGGTAGAGTTCTTGCCGATCCAGTTTTTGCCGTTCGGGTTTGGCGTGCCGGAGGCCGCAAGCTCGGTGTTGGTAAAGCTGGAAATGTCGTCAGCGATCGACACGTCCTCGCGCAGCTCAATATCACGGCTCCACGTATAGCCCACCAGCGGCATATTCAGTTCTTGGTCGAGCCGTTCCAGCTCGCCGATCAGAAATGCGCCGGTGCTGTCTACGGTCGCCTGGTCAAAGGTATGAAGTGACATAATCAGCGATTTCCTTAAATGTTGTATTCGATTTCGACGTTGCCAGCGGCATCACCGGGGCCGGTGAAAAATGCGGTCGGCAGGACGACGGTTTCATCAGCCACGGCTGCGGCCACTGGCGCGCCAAGCGGGCTTGTCGCGCTCGGGTTGGCGATGCGGATATTCACCGGCGTATGCGGCGTGATGCCGGACGCGTCAACGCCGACATTCACGGTCATGTAGCCGCGGCGCAGGCGGTCGCCGGTGAGGTTTTTATCGGTGCCCACCTGGCGGACCAGATCAGGCGTCGAGGTGGTTGGGTACGGGCGAATGTAGAAGCCCAGGATCACGCCGACGGCGTCGCCGGCTTCCAGCGGCACGAAATAGCCGCCTACGTCTTTACCCGCCAGGCCGTAAGCGCCGAACGCTTTGGCGTTATTCAGCGCGACAGGCTCTGCAGTGAGGTGATGAGGGCGTGAAACAGCCCCGGCGATGCCCGCAGGCATCCGGTACGTGTAAGCAGTCATCGGCTTTTACCTTATTTTTTCCAGTATTCGGCGAAGGCTTTGTTCAGCGCTGCCGGTGAGTTGCGGTTTTGATGGTCGAAGGTGCGCAGTTGGGCTGCGGGCTGGTTGGCGCGCTTGGCGATTTCACTGGCCGCAGTAAATGCGGCATCCAGCGACGCTTTCGGCATGGTTTTAAAATCGGGCTTGTCGCCGACCAATGGGACAAGGATCTGTGCGCCTTTTTGCGTGCGGAATGCAGCATCGAGCACTTCGCGTTTAAACGTCGCCAGCTTTCCACCCTCAGGCAGCTTGATCCCCGGAACCAGCAATTCAGCCCGGGCGATCACCGCCTGCTGATAGCCGGCGTCGGTGGTGGCCTTTTTCTTTTCCTCTTCGTCGTCATCGTCGCCGGGTTCTCCGTCGTTCGTGCCGCCGCCTTCCAATTTATCCAGGCGCGCGAGAATGGCTTGCGCCCAGGCAGGCACGTCCTCCTCGCCGTCTTTGGTAATGCCCGGGCCGCCGCCCATCTCGGGATCCTTATCCGGGAGTGGGTATTGCGGGCTGATGTTGATGTTGATGGCCTTCGGCAAATCACCCCCGCCCTCGCCATCATCGGTGGTGAGTTCGGCCGGCGCATTACTCATGGCCTCTTCGATCGCCGCGTTATCTTTGGTTTTCAGCGCGCGGCGCAGCGAATCAAACCACGTTTTTTTAGTTGCCATTGTTCTGCTATCTCCAATTGAACAGCGGATTCCCGCGCGGCCGGCAGGAACCAGCGCGACATGATTGCCGACAATGTCGTATTGCTCGGCTTTTCCCGGGGCCGTCTGCCGATATTCGGCGTCATACCCGCAGGAGATTTGATCCACACCCTGATAAATCGCCTGGATGGCCTCGCTGCTTTTCACAACGAGATCCGCCAGCAATAAATCCGACTGTTCGCCGGTGCCGCGGCGGATATTGGTCGCGTGGCCGTGGGCGTTCTCCCGCCAGTTCGACGGGTTGACCATTTGCTCAGGGTGTAAAACGGTGAACGTCATCCCCTCGAATGAGGCGATCGTCTCCGGGCGGAAAACTTCTTCGGGGGAGCGATAAACGGAAATTTCGCCATCGCTATCAGGCTCGATCTCGTCGAGTTCTGCGGCGTTGTAGACCTGCCAGCCAACCCGCGCGATCGGTACGGCTTCGCACAATAGGGAGCGGTCGGCTAACTCGTAACGGGTGTTACCGAGCCGGGTATTAAAGAAATATTTCATGGGTTATTTTTCCGGGATGACAACTTCGCAGTAACAGCGGCAGTTAGGCAGTGCGCCGGCGTGGCCGGTCATGCCGTCAAGCGTCGGCGGGTCACCCCAGCGGACGAATTTGCCTTCCATTTTGGCGTGAGAGTGCCTGACGTCGCCGTCGTGTGCCGTTCGCCAGATGTAACCCTCGGAGCCAATAGCGGTCGCCCGGGCTTGCGTCAGCGCCTGCGTGGCGCGGCCTATTTCCGTCCTGGCGATCAGCTTCGCGCGTGACCAGGCAACATCGCCGCTTCGGAAAATTTCAGCGGCAAAATCTTTGCTGCGCTCGCCGCTGATCATCGCCTCAATGGCGCGGGCGTGGATCCCGCTCACCCGGTCAGCCGCATGCAGCGGCAGCGATTTCATCAGCTTGATGTTTTCCTCAACGATATTGCGCGCCACCTGGCCTACTGAGGTGCTCTCCATCTGAAAACGCAGCCCGGCAGAAATTTCCTGCGAGATCTGGCGCCACTGCGTCGCCTCTCGGCGCGCGACGGCATCAAACATTTTCAGGGCAACGGATTCCGCCCAAGGGGCGATAAGTTCGGAGTAGCGGGTCAGGCGGGTGTTGATGAGGATGACGGAATTATCGGAACCATCGTAAGAAGTCGAGACGATGTCCCCGACCACCTGCGCTATCTTTCGTAGCTGCGTTGCGTACTGGCGCTGTAGCCCCTTCGGCGTCTGGGTCGAGATCGTTGCCCTCGAACGCCGGCGGGTCGATGTCCTGCGCATTTTCGATGTCCTCGTCGGTGATGGTTGAACCCACGCCCGTGATCCGTGACGATTCCTTCAACTGCTGCGCGCCGGCTTTTAGCGTCATCAGCCCGGCGTCGACGGCTTTCGTCACCGCTTCAACCGTGTTCACGGCCACGCTTGCGCGATCGGGTTCACTCATCTGCCACAGCGGATTAAATTCGAAAGCGAAATCGTCCGGTAATGGCCGGCTGAACAGCGACATGTGCAGCACCTGCATGACTTTATGCAGCGGGCGGCGCAGTCGGCGCTCCTGCTGTGTGCTGACGTTGTCGTAGTAGTTGGAGAGGTCGGTTTCACCCGTCGAGAATCCGGCCGGTGACTGGCCGAACAGGCGCACCAGTGGAATTCCTACCGCGCCGGCGACCTGCTGGCCGAACTGCGCCAGAACGTCGGACAGGCCGGCGAACGTGTAGCTGTGGGTCGCGAATTCATCCTCGGCATCCATGACCGTCATCCCTTCGATGCTTTGGTACTGACGGATCATGTCCATGTGGGCCATCAGCCCTTTGTAAGCCGCGGTGTTCTGCCCCATGCCCAATACAGAACGCAGGCCTTTTATCGAGTAGGTTCGCAGGTGCGCTTTGTAGACCAGCTGCGCGGCGCCGGTGGTGGCGCTATCGAATGCCATCAGACGATCGAAGATGCGCTCAACCACCGATTGCCCCCAATCGTTCTCGGTCAGCATCTGCTGGTAAGGCAGCGTGACGCCGTCGAAACGAATGATCCGGCTGTAGTGGATTTTCCACGGGGGGATCCCGGTTGCCGTCGTCACCACCTGATAAAATTTTGGTGTGCCGAAATCCGGCCCCATGTCGGTAACGCGGTCTTGCGTGGTCGGGGTAACCATCCAGCGGTCGAGGACCATCACGCCGCGGAACGCGCCCGGGCCTACAGTTTCCATGCGTAGCGGCGAGCTCATGTCCTGCCCGTCAATCAAGATGACGCCGATCGCGCCGCCATAGAGCCGGCCCCACTTAATCGTGTCGTTCAGGCGATCCCAGAGCGCCAATTCCTCCCAGGCGTTATCCAGCTTGGATTTTTCTTCAGGCTTCAAACCGCCGGTGATCGTGATGCCTTTGCGGGTCATGTCATCAGCGACGGCATCCACGGCCACGCCCACCAGCCAGGAACTACGGTAGGCGTTCTCGATCTGCAGGCGGTTGCGGCTGGTCCAGTTCGGCTGATAGGTGCCGTCGCTGCTCATATTGGGCGTGCGAAGCCCCAGGCGCGCCGTGAAGTTCTGGTAACTGTCCCGGAACCACGCGCGCACCCCGTCTTTTTTTTGGCTCATGCGTCTTGTCTACCCAATTGCGCCCAGGTGCCGAGGCCGTCGGAGCTGGTGATATAACCGTCCAGCGAGTAGCGCACCGCATCCCAGCAGTGGTTGTGTTTATCGAGGACGATCGGTAACACCTCACCCGTGAGGCGGTCTGTTTTGTAGGAATAAAGCCGGGCTTCGTCGATCATGTGCTTGCAGCGCTCATGGATGACAATTTCTTCGAAGCCGCGGAGGTAGGTGATCCCGTCCTCAACGCTGCCGGCCCATTTCGTGGCGCCGTCGATGTTGAAGCCTTGCCGCGCCATGTAGCTGATCGTTTCGGGGCGGCTGCAGTCGCCATGAATCGGCCACTTGCGAGCCTCGGGGATCGAATCGTAAAACTGCGGCATTTCGTCCAGCTCAACGCCGACGCCGTAGGCTTCGTATTCGATGTAGAGTTTTCGCCCGATGATGAAGCAGCGGATCAGCGTGGAAGGGTCTTGCGAGAAGCCAAAGTCAGCGCCATAGAAAAGCCGGTCGGCCTGCAGATAGAGATCGTCAGGAAATGCCTCAACGCGATATTTCCCGGAGAAAATAACCGCCTCGCTGAGCGCTTTCGGCAGCCCTAACCAGATGTGCTCGTAGGCTTCATAGTCAACGCGTTTGCAATACTCCATTTCCTGCCGCAGCACGTCCGGGAAAAACGCGTTATCGGGATAATTGACCTGGCGAATAATGACGCCGCCGTCCGGTGGATCGACCTCGTGGCGCTTCATCAGGGTGTAGGTCGGGTCGGTGGCTTCCCGCGGGTTGTACGAAACCCAGACCTCGGAATTCTGGGCGCGCACCGTCGGGCCGAGAACGTCCCAGCTATCCTGGGAAACGGTCTGCGCTTCCTCCACCCAACAAATTTTGATGCCAAACATCGATTTGATGGATTGCAGGTTGGTGCGCAGCCCTTTGAACGTGAAGCGGGTGCCGTTGCGCCCGGTGATCTCGTTATTTTTTACGGTGTAGAAATGGTTGAGGCCTAGGGCATAAATCTCGGCCTCCAGCAGCGCCAGCACAGAATCGCTGATTGAGTTCTGGAATTCGCGGGCGCAGAGAATGATCATCGGATCGATAGCACCGAGGATAACCAGCGCGCGAGCAATCTCTACCGATTTACCACCGCCGCGGCCGCCGTAGGTCCAGCGCCAGCGCACGGAACCGATCGGGGTGTCGTACAGGACATCTGTCGCCCAGTCACTGCTGAATGCGTACAGAACGCCGTCAATTATGACTGGGCCGTCGGCTTTCCCTCGCGCAGCTTTTCCATGTGAGCAGCCCACACGTCCGCCGGGCAGTTCGCCGGGGTCACGATGCAAACTTTGCCGTAGCTCAAACCGGCCAGATCGACATTCACCTCGGTTTTATTCGTGCTCATGTCGATCCCGGTCAGCTGCGCGGCGTTCTTCACGTTCGGCGCGACCTGACCAAATTTTTTATTCTGCAGCGCCAACTGCGCAGATTTATACGACAGCTCCGCCAGGTGGCCGGCGTTGAACGATACCAACAGCGCGGCGTTATTGCGCAGTTCCTGCACTCGGGCCTTTACGTCCGGCCGGCTCATCAGGATTGAGGCTTGCGATTCGGCATTCGTCGGCGCGTAGCCTGCGCAAATCGCGGCCTCTTTCTGCGGCATGCCCTGCGCAATGTTCTGCGCAAATTGTTCATGCTGTGGTTTTAAAAGGCTTGGGCTTTCTTTGCCCTTCCCCTCGTCATCGCCACCAGCAGCTGAAACGCCGGGCGTAACGGGCGCGGGATTTTCGGGAATTTGCGCATCTTGCGCACTGCGCATTTTTTTCTGCGCTTTTTTCTCTTTCCCTTGCGCAGGGATTTTTATATGCCGGCGTGCGGTGGCGTAGTTGTAGCCGTTAGCCTCACACCATTCTTTCGGGGAGATTTTGGTTTTGGCGTATTCGGCGAGGAACAGCTTTTGAATGGCTCCCCAATCCTGTTTTGCCATAACGTTCTCCGTGAATAAAAAAAGCCACGGGCAACCATGATCTGAGTGATCGGTGGGTGTCGCCTGTGGCTTTGCTTGCGCATTACGCAGCATCTGGATAGATGCTCTGTGATGAGCAATAAAAAACCGCCCGGAGGCGGTTTATTTATTTCTTTTCAATCGCGCCTTGAATTGCATCTGCAAGGTCACTGATTTCACTAGCGACAGCCTTCAAATCAGCTGCCACCTTTGATTGAGTTCCGGCTCCGACTGAACCCACAGAGGCTTTTGCGATCTCTAATGCAGCTTGAACCGCTAATACCCGTTCACGATCTTCAGCTGTCTTGATTGTGTAACCTTCTAACATAGCAATCTCCTTTTGGAATACCTACCACGGCGGCAGGTAACAATATGTAAATGGGGATCACTATGAAAATAACAAGGCATCGCTTAATACCGTCTCTCCGGCTGTCACACCGTTTCTTCTACCACGGCTGATGTTTCCGCTATGACCGCCCCCTAGCTCGCGGGGTATTAACCGTTTTTGATTTCTCCCGCCCGCTCGCCGTGAGGAGCCCGGGTCGTGGCTAAGGACGGAGAACGGCGACGGCTCGGCGCTTTGGGTGCACTACTCTTTTTTGCGGCGCAGCAGCTGGCGCACGAAGATGATCACCAGCATCAGGCCGAATACCGTTCCCCAGTTAATTGGCACGATGGACGCCCAGCCGGCAGACGATGCCAACAGGTTCCACGCGGCCAGCATACCCCAGGAGAACAACAGGCCCAGACCGATCACAATGGCAATGGTGCCGCCGCCCAGCAGCAGGACAGCCAGCACGTCAGTATCATTTTTTTTCACTCGTCTTCTCCAGTAAGCCGGCCCGCCAGGCATTCAGCGTGGCAATTCTGCCGGCACAAATTTTCAGTGAGGTTTGTAGTGCCAGCGTATAGCTGACGGCGTCGCCCCATGTGTCGCCAGCCATTTCTGGCTGCTCACATAGAGTGAATACGGATTCAGGGGGAAGGAGGATTAACGGCGCTGGGGGCTGTGCCGGTGGCCGGGCGCAAGAGCTCAAGCACAGCGGCAGGCAGAGGTTGACCAGCGCAGGGATCGTTTTTAATCGCTTCACGGTATTTCCTTTGGGCTGTGTCGTGCTGCTGGCGCAGGTACTGCTCGCGTTGTTGCTGCGCCGCCATCAGCGCGCGATTCTGCGCATCTTGCGTCTGCAGTGTGGCTATCAGCCCGGCCTGTTGTGCGAGCGCCTTCTGCTGTTCTGCGGCCTGTTGGCGTGCCAGCTCCAACCGGTGCGACAACAGCGAGCTGTAACCGCCAAGGCAGATAGCCACCAGCAACAGAAGCACCAGGCTGCCGCCGGCGATCTTGCTCATCCAGCCGTTCATGATTGACCCCAGGTGCAGACGGCGTTTTCGACTTCACGCCGGGTGATCAGCCCTTTCCACTCTTTGCCGCCGGCATACTTCCAGCGCTTCAGTTCACCGCACGCGCCGGCCGGGTCGCCGACATTCAATTTTTTCAGCATCGTGGAGCCGATAAACGCATACGGGCCGACGTTGTAGGAAAATGAGTAGATGGCGGCGCGCTGGGTTTCGGTGGTTTTCACCTTGATAGCCGGATCGACAATCCGTGCGACTTTCTGCAAGTCAGATTTCAACAGCGCATCGCATTCTGCGTCGCTGTATCGCTTGCCGAGGATAATATCGGCGCCGGTATGTCCATCGCAGACCGTCAGAACGCCGACAACGTCGCGATAGGCCACATAACACCGGCCCTCTAACCCATCGTGGCCGCCGAGCATTGCAGTGGCGATCGCAATCGCCCCGCCGCCACCGGTTATGGCAGCGACGATTTTATTTCTCAGGCTGGAATTCATCAGATTTCTCTCGGAGCTTTTTGGCCCAATTCTGCGACGATTGTCGCGGTGGCTGATGGGTTGGCACTGTTGGTCTTGCTCAAAATGTCGCGCAGGATCTGCGTTCGTTTCATCTGCTCTCGCCGATTGAGGCGGTAGGTCAATATGCCCAGGGCGATACTGACGGCCAGGCCAATGATGAAACCCCAGTCCTGCAGCGTTAACCCGGCGAAAAAGGCAGATATGCCCGCGAGCCAATAGGTAGCGTTCGAGTAGCTGTCGTTCATTTTCATGATCCCCACCTCCGCGGGCCGCGGCGGGCAGTGCAGAAATGAAAAAGCCCGACGGCAGTCGGGCTAGGGTGAAATTTCGGGTTTAGGATACGGCTTCGGGCTGAACAATTTCGTGTTAAGCCGCCGGCGCGCCCGCTTATTCAAAAAGCGGATATAGCGGAATTGGTTGAACGTATGGGCAGTGGCGCGGTGTGCGTTCTCCTGGAGGAAATTACCGCGGGCGCCGGCTTTGCGCCCTTTCGTTGTCATTGCGATCTTGTGATACCACTCGCCGTCGAGCTCGTAGAACGTCGTTTGATGGCTGCCGACGTAATCGAAATTGCTCGCCTGATACACGACACCGAACCGGCCGCAGCGTTCGTCGGCAAACGTCTGCACCCAATCCACCGCAGGATAGAGCAACTTGATAGTTTTCAACGCATAGCTGATTGCGCGTGATTCAGTATTGCGCGGCATCCGGTCATGCACCCAGAGGCGGTTTAACTCCATGTATTCGCGGTTGCCGGTGCCGGTCACGACGCGCGCCCCGCTGCTCGGGTTCATCGCGTAGCCCCACTGCATGACGCCCACCAGTTCGCGGCCGTCGAAAATACCCAGGTGCAAATAGGAGTTGTTCACTACGCGCTTGCTGTAGTGAAAATTGCTGATCACCAGGCGGGCCAGCCAAACCGGGATCGTTGCAACGTGGAGATCGTCACATCCATAACCGACGGTTTCGCCGGCGTAGACGATCGGCGCGGGCTTTCCGCTGGCGCGTGACACAACAGCATTAGCGTGATTTTTCAATGTCTCGGCACTCCAATAGAGGGGTGTGCTCGTGACTGTTGACGCGGGCATGCTGCCTCGGGGAGCGGCAACTCTCCGGGGCGCCCATCAGAACGGGGAAATAAAAAAACCCGCACGATGGCGGGTTTCTTTTGAATCTGTCGCTGCGGATATAACTTCGCGAAGCTTATATCAATTTAATCAATTTCCGCGCAAAGTCAACGATAAAATCGCTCGCTATTCATCTCAAATGCATCACTCATCGGACGGTAAAGCATGAATTCGGCCGTTTTCACCCACACCGCGACGCGCGTCTCGCAGGTGCGCATGCACCAATCAGGGCGATAATCATGCAGATCTGCGGCCATCTCCTTCAGGCTTTTTCCTTTCCCGATATAGCGCTGCTGAATGATAAATTTCAGCCCTGGGTAATCCAGCAGGACGGCACCGATCACCCGATCCATGATCGCCGCCTCCGAATCAGTGCAAAATGCCAGGCTGCTTTTTTGTTTCCCCTCCAGAATGTCGAGCAGGTACTGGCGCAATTCTTCCTGCTCACATCCCGCCTTTTTCAGCTGATTCAGAGCCTGGGTGATCGCCGCTTTTGTCACCTTGTTACTCGTCAGTAGTCGGTTAAACATGTTACCGGCTCTGCCGAAACTTTCCATCCCTGACCACCGTCCCCACATTTTCAGCCGCCCTTGTATCCAAACGCGCTCCAATGCACGCAAATGCAGCTCTTTGCCGTCGCCTTTACCGATGTTGTCGGGGTAGATCATAGCTTTCCTTCCTTTCTCAAAATTTCTTGCGTGCGCATGACACCTTCGGCGTGCATCAGTCGAGCATCGTTCGCGTCGATAAGGCGTGTGCGGCGGTCTATTTCATCGTGGCAGGCGCTGCAGGCCCACGCCGCCTGCGTGTCGTCCGGCTTTATTGCCGTGCCGCAGGTGCCGGCCAGCCGGTAATGTGCGGCGACGGTTGTTTCTGGGTTTCGGTTACAGATACCGGGGATCCTGATTTGGCAATCACGGCCGCGGGCCTCGTCTGTCAGTTTGCTCATGCTGCATAATCCATAAGCTGAGCCGCGGCGTTCTCTGCCTCGGCGATGGTTGGGAAGGATTTGTTTAAGATGAAGGTCCACAGCACGTTAAGCGCTGCCTGGTACAGGTCGTTAAATTCGAGGTCGTCCATTTTTGCGAATGAGATCGATCGCGGCTCGCGCAGTGTCGAACCGTCGGGGAGTTCAAAAAGGTCATAATGCCCCGCTTCGACGGTCACCCATCGGCGGAAAGCGTGGAAGGATTTTGCAATCGTCAGCCGTTCTGCGCGCTTCTCGGCCACCAGCTGCAGGTATTCGTCCGCCAGCGCATAGAACACGCCAGCATCGTCAACATGGCGCGCCAGGCGATTGATATACCCGCGGAGGAATTGGCGTTCAAACGTAGATACTGCGCCGCCAGTCGGGGTCCAGTATTCAAAACCGAGATTCAGGAGTGAGAAAAATTTGCGGTGCAGACCGGGATTCCGGGCGCGCTTAAACTCGCCAGTGACAACCGCCCCCAGCTTGAGTTTGTTCGTGACGAAATCGACCGTGTCGGGCGTTGCCGGCACGAGGATCCCGCCTTGGGATTTGTAAAACGAATACTGCGCCATTTTCGTCTCCGTGGTGGCGCAGCAGGTGATCAGCTGTTCAGGCTGGTGAGAGGATTATATCACTTTCTCCGGACGTCGTAGCCCATACGTCGGAGCAGCACAATCATGAGCTCAGTATCGGCGACGATCTGGCTCTCCTTCAGCGGTAAAACCGCAGTTATCGCCCCGTGGGTCATGTAAACCAGCGCCCGACCATTCTCGGGCAAAATATTAGCAACATCTTGTTTTGCATCCATTATATTTTTCTCCGACATTCTCGGATTCACTTCGTGTTTTAATTATTACACCAAATTACTGTATATATAAACAGTATTTTGTGCAGTATGCAGCAAAACAAAAACCCGCCGGAGCGGGTTTGAGAGTTAGTCGTACTTAAGAATCTTGCCAACTGTATCAGCACAGCCGCACCGACAAAAAGAGTTGGATTACGCATAAAAAAACCCGGCACAGGGCCAGGTTTTAAGTAACGCGCTGCCTCAGGCAGCTTTTTTAGCAGAGCAGTCGCACAGTGGAATCGGGAAAGGTCTCCCTTTCTTAGCGTGACGCACCACACCGTCAACACAAGTTGTGTAGCGGAAGATGATTTCACACGTATTACCACATTTGCGACAGGTTCCCATAGCCATTGCTATATTTCCCTGCATACCTGTAAACCCATCCAGGTTGCGTTTTGTTAGGAGAGCCACTATACTCCGGTTGTCAAATCTTAGTGTAGCGGCGGGCTTCCTCCATACACACCGGAAAGCTCTCACACTTTCCGAACCAAAGCGCTGTTTCTCACGACAGCGCTTTTTACAGAAAATCAAACGACAGTTGATTCATGTAAAAACCTAGCTCTGCCAAAATCACTTCGGCAAATGTATCCGCTTGCCATTCAGCATCTTCGATTTGTTGGGGTGGTTTTCTAGACTTATGCAATAATGCCTGATGTCCAAGAACCAAATGCCCTATTTCATGAAAAAGCACGAATAAGGCTTCCCTATCCCCCTGACATGCCAGTTCAAAAGTTCTGTTAGGCACACTGATCGTCCATGTGACAGGATCATAGTGCCCAGAGGTTAAATCATAAGTTGATGCTGTCCATACTTTGTCATCAACGACATTCAGAGTTATGCTGTAAATACTCAAACGCTCAAATGCAATGTCTAATTTTTTTCTCTTCTTCAATTGCTTAAGATTGAAGAAAGAACAAAAATTCACTGCATTGCCTGTTACATCATTCATACTCATTGGTGCAACGCGGTTTCCACGTAACACATAAGCAGGTGGTTCCATTCATTAGCCCTCAAAATGGTTGATGTTTTTCATCAATTCCGCGATTCGTTTTAATTGCTCCGGGGTTAGCGGAGATTTGGCAAATCCTGCCACGAGCATTTGCTGATTCTGAGACAATCCATCAAGGGAGACATATTCGTTAGAAACGTCTGCCAGCTGTTGTAAATCATTGAGTTCAAGTCCACGAGCCCTAAAGAAGGCCTGTATATCTTTAACCCATTTTTTTGGTATTTTTTTACTACCGGTTTCCAGACCACTCAGGAAAGCCGAAGTAACACCTAACTCTTTAGACATCGTGAGTAGTGTGCAATCAGTATCTATCCTCGCTTTTCTGACGGCCTTACCGAATTCAGTGAGTGCCATAGTCGAATCCTCAGTTGCTTTAGTGTGCAAGTTCAACGTAATGCTAACTTACGAGTTAATTCAAAATCTCTAGCTTTAATTTACCATGAAAATGCTTTTTGTAAACCAATTTGGTAAATTTTTTATTGATAGTCGCACGCCCCCCTTCTTCGCACGCCAGCCAGCGCCTGATCAAACATTTTGTGCATGTGGCAAAACCGCAGTTCTACCGGGTTGAAGTGCCACAGCGTTTTGTCCGGTCTGGTTTTCTGCCCGGCTGGCCGGAAATTAACTTCCCCCAGCTCGTAGAAACGCTCATTCACGCCTATCAGGTGATAGCGCGCCTTGTTCCCCTGCCCGGTTCGGATCATGTTCACGTTTGGCGACCGGAGCATCGATTTCAGCCGAATGCAGATCTGCGATCGTGTCATGCTGTTCCCTGGGTGTTTTTCATGCGTTAGGGCGCTGATCTCTGCAGTGGAGAGATTTTTGCCCTGGATAAGTTCGACAAACTGCCGTGTTGTGATTCTGGTCATTGGTCATGCCTCGGTTATTTCACGTTGTTGTTACCCATGCTGGCGCGGATCCGTGCCAACATTTCCATGCCCTTTCGCTGATAGCGGCCGTCCGTGTCAGCGACTTGTGCATCGCCCGGCGGCCGGTTCTCCAGCGCTTTCGTTTTTCGCACTGGCGGGATGGAGAATCCCATTTCCACCTGCTTTGCCCACTTCGCCAGCAGCCGGCCGGCCAGTGCGGCGAGTTCGTTGTGTCCCAGCTTGCGCTCTACGCCGGCGCGGCGGAGCTCCGGGCAAATCTGAAACAGCACCGGGTGGCGCCAGTCGAAACTATCTGCGCCGTCGAAACGCCAAGATTCGTTGCGCCAGCGGCGGTATTCGGTCATGACGTCATCCGCCGACAGGCCGAACGGGTTGGCCGTGCACTCGCCGACGATCGCAGTAAATTCCGCAAGATCAGGCGGCCAGTGGTTACCGGTGCTGCAGCGCTCCATGCACCGGCGCGCGGCGTAGGCCAGTTGGTCATCGGAGAATTTCGAAATCGTCTGGTCCCAGATCGTGGATGGTGCCACCCCGTTTTTGGTCACCCAGCGGTTGGCGTAAATCCCCGCCATCGTCTCCCAGAGGAGCCAAGCCCTGTCGCTCCCGTTCTGCGTTTCGTGCGGCCCTGACCTGCTGCTGAGCGGTAGCGGCTGCTGCGGTGTATCTGGTCGCATTTGAACCTCCTGCATGCTGCTTTCGTTTGGCCGCCGCCTGGCGCTCGTAGAGCACGCTGTCGGCGAATTTCTGCTCCCACTGCGTCTGGTTAAATACCCTGCCCTCGGCTTTCCAGTACGCCTGGAAGCTCGCCAGTTCCTGCGGGGTATATCCCGGCGCCGGGCCGTCGATAATTCGGCCCCACAACGCTGCCAATCGCTGGAAATCAACCGTCGGCGCCCAGTTGGCGCTCATCGGAAATTTTCCGCATGGGTTCTCGTCGTCTTGGTCTTCCCAGGGTGTCGGCGGTGATCCCTGTCCATCTGGTGAAATTTCGCCCGCTCCCGATAGAGAGAGGGGTTTATCTTTTAGATCTTCTTCTTCCTCTACTTCTGGTAACGCTTTTTGATACGCATCTGTAACGCTCGCAGCGTTACTAATTGCGTTACATTTTGCGTTACTCCCGCGTTTCACTTTCCTGGAATTTGCAACGCGATTATTCGTAAGTGCTCGTTTTTTCGATGAATTTCCGTTATGCCTTTCAAAGTTCGGAAAAACCAACGTCTCCCCATCGAGCGCCAGCCAGCCAACGCTGATCAGCGCATCTGCAAAACCGGAAACGAAAGTGATCCGATCAACTGCATTTTTTGTAACGCTCGCAGCGTTACACTTTGCGTTACCGTCAATGGTCTGTTGATCGGCCCACGCCCATAATCTGACCAACTTGCCTAACACGGCGTCCGGGTCCAGATTCAGGATTTCCGACAGCTGGAACACCTCCGGTTTATCCGGGGTTATCACTTCAACCTTGATCCAACTTGCCGCCATATGTGCCTCAACTTTCTGTAATCTGTAACGCCGACAGCGTTACGGTTTGCGTTTCTTAAAAGGTCAGTTTCGCGCCGTCGCGCGTGCTCCCTGCGGCGCTGGCTTCCCTTTCAAACGCTGGCAGTGCTTTGCAAAACTTCGCGCCCAGACCAATAGGTCGGGCAGTTTCATATTCGGGTTATGGCGCTGGTGTTGTACGGCAGCCGCCGCCGACGTCGTGGCGACCGCCTCGTCGAACCGTGCCTCGCGCAGCTGCGCGGTGATCTGCTTTTGCAGGAAATTGTCGTGATTAATGGTCATTGGTCATGCCTCGGTTAATGCAGTGCGCTGTAAGCTCGCCGCAGCTCGTAGAAGCTGCGCTCTGCCTCGTCGCACTCTCTTTCAAAATCAGCCGGTGATGCGTGCAGCAGCGCGGCGGCGATCGCCTCCTGGTGTTCCTTCAGCGCGCGGATTGCCAGGTATTCGATGCTGTTCCCCGCCACCAGGCGGGCGCGCAGCACCGCCGGCAGCGCAGCAAGGATTGCCGGCTGCAGTTCCTGAATTTTCTGGCGGGCGCCAGCACTATCGCTGTCGAGCCAGCGAAAGATCTGCTGCTTGTTGTTGTGCCATGCAGCATCATCAACGCTGCCGTCGGCGCGCTCGATCTGCGCCAGTTGCGGCGCCTGCATCTCCAACTTGAAGTAAGCGCGGGTGATTTCCGCCGCGACCGTGCGCTGAGTGGCCTCCGTGGCCCATCCGCGAAGCGCTGCGCGGATCTGCTCGTGTTTGATTTCCATAAATCATGTCCTTAGGCTGCAGGCTTGGTATCCTGCTGTTCTGGCGGTAAACCGTCCGTTGGGTTGGGGTAAAGGTCGGGCCTTAACTCGTGCGGAGTCACGCCGGTTAAATTAAAAATCGGGAGTACGTGATCTGATGGAATCACGCCTTTATATCGGTTCTTCCAATGGCTAACGGCCATCGAAGAGATACCGAGTTGCTCGGCCAACTTGCTCGCATTCCCCGCAATGCGGATGGCTTTATCCAATGCACTCATACAGAACTCCGGTGGTTAAACACCGCAAGTAAACAATATGTTTATTATCATGTCAACATTATGATGGTTCGTGACTGTAAACTTTTGGTTTAAAATCAGGGAATGAAAGGAAGAACTCACCAAGTAGATCACCCGCAGATAAAGCGGCTGAATGAACTGATGGAACTGAAGGGTATCTCTAAAGCAGAGATGGCCCGGATTGCTGGCGTCAGCCCTCAGTCGGTTAACAACTGGTTTGCTCGCGGCACGATCGGAAAGAGCTCAGCGCTAAAACTTGCAGAGGCTCTTGGTGTATCCGTAGCCTGGATACTTTGTGAAGGCGACGACAGCGAAACAGGACTGTCAGAACGACAACTCCAGCTCCTTAACCTATTTGAACAATTACCAGAGTCTGAGCAGGACAACATGATCGCTGCATTCAGCGCCCGCCTTAAAGAGCTTGATGAGTTTGTAGAAAAATACGTCAGGAAACGCGTTAAGAGCGACGAGTAACCCCCTATCGACCTGCTTCTGTTCTCAATATCCTCCACTCAATAAACAAAAATCAAACCGCCTACATGGCGGTTTTTTTGTGCCTATCGATTTTATAAACTCATTTTGTTGACACAATTATAAACTTTGTGTTTAATAGATTTCATCAAGTAGCAGCGAACAGGCAGGAAGCCCACGAAGTAGCCGCCCGGGGCGCACGAAGACCGGGATGATTCGCTAACGCAGCAGGTGAAAAACGTTCTGACAGCTGGAAAGACAGCACCGAGGCATGACCAACAGACCACACAGCAGAGGGCAACACGATGTTCACATCATACGAAGAGTATTTCGACAGTCTGGCGGAAGGCGAAGAGGCCATGTCAGAAGCAGAATTTAACGCAGCTCTCCAGTAACACTCAACGCGCCCTACGGGGCGCACCGAGGCAATCATGAGCGACAGAGGTTTCTGGTTTTTGATTGTTGTCGGCGCCTGCCTCGTTTTTTGGGCCAGCGTCATCACTACTGCAGTACTGATTTAGGGAGGCGTGACCATGACCAAGATCGTCCCAAACAGCGGCAAGGCCGTCAGCCTCCGCAACACGCGCACCGGCGCGCCGTGGGTGGCATCGTTCGATTACATCCGCGGCCGCTACCGGTTCGAACCGGTCGGCAATCTACGGGCCATCAAGCGCCCTTTTGAATCCCTGCGGATCCCGCCGGAATTCGAGCCAGCCGGCACGCACTAAGCACCACCTGAAGCAGAAGTAAAAATGCCCGAATTAATGGGCAGGACCAAACACGGCATGACCAAAGTCAGAACGGGGTGTTCTGACATAACCACAGAGGAATAAATGATGTCTAAGTCACTGAATGAAGTAGAAAAGCAGGTTCACGTTGCCGAAGTTGTTCACCACGGCGAAAAACTGACTATTCCAGTCGGTATGGGCGTTCAGGACGCGATCGATTTGCTGGAGCGCCGCCGCGATTACCTGAGCGAGAAAGTGATCATCCGCCGCGAATTTAACGTGTTCCCGTGGGACGGCGCAAACGCATTGGCGCAGGCATTAACCAACCGTTTCGGCTGGGCAGCGGCCGAGTCAACTCCGGGATTTTTTGGTAGCCAACCGCCAGCGATGATCAACATTGAAGTCGGGCCGAACCAAACCAAAGAAATTCCGTGGGGACGTTTCAGCCTGCCTGGCATCGATGGTTTCGTTCAGACTGATTCCGATCGCAAAGACGGCCGCATCTGCTTTGTGACAGCTGCAAAAATTCAGCGTAAGGACGAAAGCGTCATCAAAGAGCTGTTTGACGATATCGCCAACATCCTGAAACGTGGCTCCATCTATGCCGGTAAGGCCATCAAAATTCGCTTCCGCGATGACGACGGCGACCTGATCGAAATGCCAGAACCGAAGTTCTTGGACACGTCGTCCATTAGCCGCGACATGCTGGTTTATTCTCGTGAAGTGACCGAAGCGATCGAAACCAACCTCTTCACGCCGATCGAGCGCATTACCGACTGCATCGCGAACGACATTCCTGTAAAACGCGGCGTGCTGCTGGGCGGGCCATACGGCACCGGTAAAACGATGGCGGCGACCGTAGCTTCGCGTTTGGCAACCGACAACGGCGTCACCTATCTATACGTGCCGCGCTCCGACGAGCTGGCTGACGCGATTGAGTTCGCAAAGCAGTATCAGGAAACGGCCTGCGTGATTTTCTGTGAAGACATTGACCGTGCTGTCAGCGGCGAGCGTTCCGTCGCTATGGATGACATTTTGAACATCCTCGACGGCATCGACACCAAGGCCAACAACATCATAACCGTGTTGACCACGAACCACCTGGAGAACATCAACCCTGCGATGCTCCGCCCGGGCCGACTGGACGCCATCATTAACGTGACGCCGCCGGACGCCGAGGCCGTTGAGCGCCTGATCCGCCTGTATGGTAAAGACACCATTTCGGCCGATGCAGATCTCCGCCCTGCTGCCGACCTGCTGGCCGGCACCATCCCGGCAGTGATCGCCGAAGTAGTGAAGCGCGCGAAGCTGGTGCAGCTCCAGCTGCAGCAGCCGGGAACCAAAGTCGAGAACGTGTCCGGTACTGCCGTTCTGCGTGCAGCCGAAACCATGCAGAGCCAGATTAAGCTGCTGGCGGAGCAATCCAAACCGAAGGCCAAAGAGCCAACCTTCAATGAGGTGATGGGTCATGCCCTGTCTCATGCATTGAACGGCACCAAGGAGCAGCTGGGCGCAATGAGCAAGCGCGTCGAAGAACTGCACGACCGCGTTGTGAATTAATCAGCCACACCAGGGAACGGCCATATTCTGGCGCCGGAAACGTAACCGGCAACCAACTTAATTAACCTAAGAGGCATGACCATGAAAGTAACCAGCGCAACTCTAGTTTGTGAAAAAATTCACACAGGTATTCACTCCGTATCTGAAAACGATAATGTCATTGGATATATCGCCAAGACCAAAAACGATGAATTACCTGTTGGTGCAGTTTTAGCAGACGGAACCGATCTCGGTGAATTTGATTGTCCTGACTGCGCAGTAAAAGAAATTTACCGCAAAGCAAACAATATTACTGACGGGCATTTAATTACCAGCGACGAAAAGAAAGAAATGCTTTTGGCCTTCATGATGGCAATGCTTGGCGGTTCAGAAGAACGCACAACCCACTAATTGCTGTGTGTAGTCTTCCCCGCCAGCGATGGCGGGGCTTTTTGAAGTGCATTAATAAATGCATTTCACAAAGCCAACCAACTGGAGAAATAACATGTTCGGAATGTTCAAAAAGAAAGCCCGCAAAGCAGTTGTTGAAGTGAAAAAAATGGAAAACCGCGACGCAGTCGAGGCCACTGTCTGGGGCGCCTATTCCATCGCATATGCCGACGGCACCTGCGACGCCAAAGAGATCGCCGTACTGGAAAAAACCGTTAGTGCACTCCCGGCCTTTGCGCCGTTTGCCGGTGAGATTGCCCAGATGAGCAGCAACATTCGCGCACGTTATGAGGCCTCGCCACGAAGCGCTAACGCGCAGGCTATGCGTGAACTGGCCGATGTTGCCGGCACGGCGGATGCCGTTGATGTGCTGTGCTTGTGCCTGGATATTGCCGATCAAGACGGGATCGGTGAAGAAGAAGAAGCGGCGCTGAAAAAGATCGCCCAAGCCCTGCAGTTGCCACTGGATCAATATGTCTGATGGACAAGCTGCGGTGGCTTGCAGTTATCGTCCTGTTATTTTTGGTTGTTGCCGTCGATTTTACCAGTCGAATTATGTCGATGTTGGCTGACGGTGTTTTAGTAATCGGTATTGTCGCCTTGATTTGGCCGATTATCTCCCAGAAGAAAACAGGTAATTAAACCAGGCCGGGAAACCGGCCGTATTGAAATGCGCCCGGCGTTTCCTCCACCTGGTGGCGGGCGTCAACTCGCAGGGCGTATTTCAATATCACCAAAGAGAGGGTTTATATAATGCAAACTTTCAACACAGAATTAGCAATTGAGGCCCAGAGCCAATATTGCAATGAAAACCGCCTTCCGAATTTCTCGCCAATTGACGGGATTTGTTACCGTTGCAACAAAGATGTTTATGTTCCAGTTGAGAATAAATACGGTGACTTTGTTTCCGGAATTTCCATAGAAAAGGCAGCGAGCATCCACATTATTGATTGCCCGCACTGCCGAATGAGTTATTGCGATTAAAAGTAAAAAGGCCCGCACAAGGCGGGCCAGTCTACCGGCTTAACGTCCCGGTGACGGGCTGCCAGGGGACCAACCCTAACAGCCGAGGCATGACCAATGACCACATCGAGGATGCAGCACCGATCGGCCTGCATTCTACCTAAAACTCAGGAGAATTGCACAATGCAAAACGTCTACGCCTACCACTTAAAGGCAAAGCAAAAGTCAGGGAAACCCTCGCTTTTCATCTGGTTTGAAGCAAAGAACGATGCGCGGGCAAAGCGTGACCTCGAAAACCACATCGAGGACGCCGAGCTGGATCAATCCGCTTACTTCAAGCCGGTGCGCACAAATTACCCCGTTGTTGACGATCTGCCGCCGGAAGCGGCGTTCTGTGATACCTGGTGCCTGCGCTACAAACTCGACGATAACCTGTCGTGGCAGGTCATCCCTGCGGCTGAGCGCCAACAAGTGCAGGAGCAGCACAAACCTGCAGGTGATGCAGGAGCGGCAGACGAGGCGACCAATGACGGCGGGGAGCCAGCCCACGGGCAAGATCCGCGAGCGTACTTCTCAAAAATGAGCGCTGACACGCGGGCTGTCGCAGTCATCCTGCATGGTTTCGAGGTGATCGACACCGTGCTGAGTAAATCGCAGATGACCAATGTCATCAACACCGCATTGAGCGGCGAATCCGCTTATATCGCCGATATGCTGCAGGCTCTACGCCTGCCTGCCGTCTCCTGCATGGATCCCGAGCGATTCGCGGCTTTCGTTGCCGGAGTCGCACGTCGCTACGAAGAAACCGATCCTGAATCGACCTTCATCAATATCCGCAATTACGTTGAGCAGCTGCTGAAACCGGCCCCGGAGCCGGAAGCAGAAACGACGAAAACCGTACATAAGCGCGGCTATACCCAAACGCATGACGCCCTTGATCGTGAGATCGCCTGCGCGCTGTGGGTCGGTGATGTCGACTGCCAAAACATAGCCGGTGAGATCGATCGCTGGGCGCAGAAAAAAATAAAAAACGATGACGAGGACTTTAAACGTTGGTCAATGGCGCTGCGCGCTGCCCCGAACATCCTCAAATACAGCCGTGAGACAATTTTCGGCGTGGTCCGCAATGTTCCATCGTCTGATATGTACCACTTCCCCGCCACACTCCGCGGCTGGATTGAGAAATATTTGTCTGAGCATGGCGTCTATGAATTCGGCGCGGCGCCGGATGCCGTGCACTTGGTTGCAGAGCCAGAGCCAGAGCCAGAGCCAGAGCCAGAGCCAGAGCCAGAGCCAGAGCCAGAGCTTGTCAGTTTAGGCGGTGGCCGCTTCGATGCGTCCAGTCTTTTCGAAGCCTCCCCGTTGGCTGCAGTGCAGGTTGATAGCGAGCCGAGCAAAGATGGCGAGCAACAGCCGATACCAGAGCAGACATGCAATGACGCCTCAAACGACGGTGAAAAAGCGGAAGTAGCGCAGCGGCAAGAAAGTGAGCCTGCAGCAGATTGCGCGCAGGCGTATTTCGAGCCAGGTCGTTACGCTGATATTTCGAATGCTGCCTATCACGCGGCAAACGGCATCAGCAGCACCCAAGTGAAAGACGCACGCATCAGCCTGATGTACTACCACGGCCGCCACGTCATCAAAACGATCAGCCGGGAACGCAGCGACGCGCTAACCTTTGGCTCGCTTGTGCATACTCTGGCGCTCGAGCCCGAGAATCTGGAGCGAGATTTCAACGTAGAGCCGATTATCCCGGACGGCGCTTTCACGAATACCGCCTCAATGCGCGCATTTATCGAACAGCACAACGCCAGCCTGCCGAAACAGACCGACGCCGATACGCTGCGTGCCGTGATCGAGAAGCATAACGCCACCCTCCCGGTGTCGTATGCGTTGGGCGGCAATTACGAAGAAACCGCGCAATTTTATGTTTCACTGCCGGTTGAGTTTCAAAGCCTGGCAACGGCCGAACCTACGGCTTCAGCGATGAAGGAATGCATCAAGAAGTACAACGCCACCCTATCGGCGCCGTTGAAAACCGCCGGCGGCCGCGACGCACTACTGGAACAACTGACAGCCATCGATCCGGAGTTTGTCGAGAAAGAGCGCGCGATCCCGGCTCCGCTGTCGGTCAGCGGGAACAAAGAAGACATGGCGGCGCGCATCAAAACGATTCTGCCAACAGCCATCTTTGCCGACGAACTGTTCGATGCCTGGAAAAACTCTGATGACGGCCGTCAGCTGGTAACCCAGCAGCAAATGCAACACGCCAAAGCCATTCAGCGTGCGCTGTTTACCCATCCTTCAGCGGGTCCGCTACTGCAGCATGAGCAGCGTGCGGTTGAAGCAAGTTATTTCGGCTTTGATGAGGAAACCGGCCTCGAGGTCCGCGTTCGCCCTGACCTTGAGATCGATCTTAACAGCGTGCGCGTAGGTGTGGATTTGAAATCAGTCAGCATGGGCCGCGTAAAGCAAGACGCGCTGCGCGCCAAGCTGCACCGGGAAATTATCGATCGGGACTACCACCTCAGCGCCGCCATGTATAGCGACATCGCCGCCTTTGATCAGTTCTTCTGGATTTTCGTCAACAAAGACGAGGGCTATCACTGGGTAGCTATCGTCGAGGCTTCTCCTGACCTGCTTGAGCTTGGCCGGCTTGAGTACAAAAAGGCGCTGCGCGACATCAAAAACGCATTCGACACCGACACCTGGCCGGCACCGATCACCGAAGAGATCGTCGACGACTTAAACGACTATGACCAGCGCCGCATGGAAGCGCTGCGCGTTGCGTAAGGGGCAAAAACATTATGAGCAATATCAGCATTCCTGAAGAAAAAACGGCGTCGGTCACTGACTCGAACATCGCGCTGTTCAACCCGCAATACCTGACCGCTATCAACCAATTTGCGCAGGTCATGGCAAGCGGTACAGCGACGATCCCCGCCCATCTGCGAGGGAACCCGGCCGACTGCATGGCGATCGCCATGCAGGCCGCCCAGTGGCAAATGAACCCCTTCGCGGTGGCTCAGAAAACGTTCATCGTGAGCGGCGTTCTCGGGTACGAGGCGCAACTGGTTAATGCGGTGATTTCCACCCGCGGGCCGCTGGTCGACCGCATCAACTATGACTGGTTCGGTCCGTGGGAAAATGTGATCGGCAAATTTGATATTCGCAAAGGGGATAAAGGGGAGTATCGCATTCCTGGCTGGCGCCTGGCTGATGAAGAAGGGATCGGGATCCGCGTCTGGGCAACGCTGAGGGGGGAGGATAAACCACGGGAGTTAGTGCTCATGCTGGCGCAGGCCCGCACCCGCAACTCTACGCTTTGGGCTGATGATCCGCGCCAACAATTGGCCTATCTGGCAGTGAAGCGCTGGGCGCGCCTGTACTGCCCGGAAGTGATTCTCGGCGTCTACACGATCGACGAGTTGGAAAAGACGGAAGAACGCGAAATTAACCCGCAGCGCGGCACCTCGCGCGTCAGTGTGAGCCAGCTTGCGGACGGACCTGCCGCCGCACCTGTACAGCAGAGCGCCCCGCCTGTCGATACGGATGATATTGCCGGCGGCATTCGGACAGCTATCGATCAGGCAGAAACAACAGACCAAGCTTCAAATATCCGCGCACAGGTTGAAGAGTTACGTCAAAAGCTGGGGATCGCCGCTTACACCGAGCTGAAAAACAAAGTGATTAAGCGCCACCGGCAGATCACTGCATGCGGCAGCATCAGCAGCCAGCTGAAAGACTGCCGGAGCGCCGATGAGTTCGCCGCGGTAGAGGCGCTGGTGCGACGGTCAGAGCGAGATCTAAGCGCTGATGACATGGAGCGTTTCCAGCTAGCGCTCGACGATATGCGCCCAGAGTTTCAGGGCTGATTTTGGAAAATCAACGCGCAACGCCGGCCACGGCTAATATTGTGGCCGGTTGTGCTGAGTAGTGAGGCATGACCAATGGCTAAATGGATGACTCTCGAAGAATGGCGAGATGATAACTACACCGATAAAAAACCAAGCATCCAGACGCTCTGGCGCTGGGCGCGCAACGGAAACTTTTACCCGCCGGCGGAGAAGCACGGCAAGCAGTACCGGTTGACACCAGGGACTATTTACATCAACCCCAAGGACTTCAACCTGGGGAGAAAAATAAAGGAAGCGCAGAGCCCTAATCCCGCGAGGCTCGCGTTCATGGAGAAAATGATCAATGGCACGGCGAAGGGAGGGTTATGACATGCGCTTACCGAAAAACCTAACATTCCGCCGAAACCGGAACGCGTTCTACTGGCGCAATCCAGTCACCAAAAAGGAGATCTCTCTCGGCCAGATTTCGCGACGCGAGGCCATCGCCCAGGCGATTGAAGCCAACCACTATATCGAACAAAATTACTCTCCCGTTCTGCTCCTGGAGAAAATTAAGGGCAGCCACGAATACACACTGAACGCCTGGCTCGATCGGTATGATGTCCTATTCAAGCGGCGAGAACTGGCCGAGAACACATACAAAGTGCGCGCTGGCCAAATTGCCATTATCCGGGAACGCCTGGGCGACATGGTGCTGACAAAAATCACGACACGCCACATCGCCGAATTTCTCGAGTTTTGGATCGCCCAGAACAAAAAGACAATGGCCGCAACCATGCGATCGGTGCTGTCTGATATTTTCCGCGAGGCGATCGTGGAAGGTCACATCGAAAACAACCCTGTGACCCCTACCCGCGCGGCGAAAGCTGTCGTGATGCGCGAACGTCTGGAACTGAAGCAATACGGGCCGATTCGAGAGGCCGCGGAGACAATGCCGCCTTGGTTCTGCCTGGCGATGGATCTCGCTCTGGTCTCCGGCCAGCGCCGCGAGGATCTGACACAAATGCGCTTTAGCCATATCGTTGACGGCCGCCTGCAAGTTGAACAAGGCAAAACGGGGGCTTTGCTCTCCCTCCCCCTTGATCTTGAACTGAAATGCATGGGCCTGCGGCTTGGCGCCGTTATCGACCGATGCCGATTGGTCAGCACGACGGACTTCATGATCAGCGCCGGCATCAGGAAAAATAGCCCAGATGGTTCGATCCATCCCGACGGGTTAACGAAAAAATTTGTTGCCGCGCGGAAAGCATCGGGTTTGGAGTTTCAGGAAAGCCCGCCGACGTTCCACGAGATCCGAAGCCTGTCCGGCCGCTTGTACGAAAAGCAGAACGACAAGGCATTTGCTCAAAAGCTGCTGGGGCATACAACGGAAATGATGACGCTGAAATATCTTAAAACGAGGGGGAAAGAGTACGTGATGCTGTAAAAGACCGAATATCAAAATTCGGACATATTTCGGACATTTTCGGACAAACGAAAATAAATCATTTAAAATCAACAACTCAAAAAAAGACCGAATACGATTCCTATATTCGGTCTAGGGAAATGGCTCTTGGGAGAGAGCCGTGCGCTAAAAGTTGGCATTTAATGCAGGGCTTGTTCAGCCGTGCACTTTAAGAGTAGCCTACCGCGCCAGTTTTGCCAGCCGCCCGGCGGCCGCGTGATAGTTTCGTGACGAAATAACTATGCGGCAAATGCGCATCAATCTGCGCGCGCTGGGCAAGGTGTTGGCAAACAAGCGGTTAGTCAGCGCACAGCTTCTCGGCGCGTTCGATAAACGGCGCCATGCTCATTTTCTTCCCCGGTTCAGCGGGATCGTCCAGCAGGATCACGTCCAGCGGCTGCGCGCGCTGATGGCCCTTCTTCACCTGCTGCTCCGCCGCGTCGTTGAGCGGGTATTGCATCAGGGTGCTGTTATTCAGCACGAACAGCGCGCCGCCGCTGCGGCACTGCAGCGTCACCTCTTCCTTGGTGAACGCCCACTGTTTGCCGTACTCCAGTTTGGTGATGTTAACCAGTTTGTCTGCCGCCAGCGCGCCGGTCGCGGTTGCCAGCAGCGTAATGCCGAGTAATACCGATTTCAT